TGAGCCTTGCTGCGCAGCTCGTCCAGGGCCTTCCGCTTGTCGTCGATCTTCTTTCTCAGCAGCAATGCTTTCAGTGCCATGGGGATTGATCACTCCTTTTTGATTTTTCGTTTCATCTCGGCGCGCCAGGTATCCAGCGTCCGTTTGCGCGCGGTCTCGGTCTCGGCGGCCCGGGCCGCCACGGAGGTCTCCTGATAGGCGGGGAAGGTGGCCACTGTGACCTCATACAGCGGATTCACCCGGAGGATGGTCCAGTGGGCGGAGCCGTCCTCCCGGAACTCCACGGTCTCCTCCCCAATGTCAAAGCCGAAGGAGCACTGGTCCACATCGCCCCGCTGCACCCGGGCGTAGAGATTCATGGCGTCGCCGTCCTGGGGATTGAGGCGGATGCGCCCCCACAGGCCCACGCTGTCCTCCCGCAGCTCCAGTGTCCCGGCCCGGTTGCGGCCCAGAACAAGGGTCGTGTCGTGGTTGGTCAGGGCGCGGACGTCGCCGCTCAGGGCGGCGGAGAAGGCGCCGGGTGCGACGCTCTCGGTGATGCCGGGGCGAATTTCATAGTTGCTGTTGAACACAGCGAAATAGCCCTCGATATAGCGTTCGCCGTTCTCCTCCAGCGCCCGGAACTCCGTGGGGCGGCACACCATGGTGCGCCGTTCCATGGGTCTATCCATCAAGTCTCACCTCCTGTCCCGTCCGGCGGCTGCCGGTTATTCTGCGGTTGGTTGAGCTTCATCTGGTCTCCGATCATGGAGGCCGGGATGAAGTTCTCCAGGATGACCAGCTCGTCCAGCCCCTCCTTCGGGCCCTGGCCGATCCAGTCGCGCACCTCATTTCCGGTCACGACGCCCCGGACATAGAGCTCGCTGCCGATGGAGGCAAGTGTCTGGATGTCGTAGGCGTACAGCGCCCAGGGATTGAGCCGGAAGAACATGCCGTCGGAGATGAGCAGCTTGCGGGTCAGTTCCTGCTCGATGCCCCGCACGATAGGGAGCACCGTATGGTTGATGAAGGCGTTCCACTCATCCCGGACAAAGCCGCCGGCGCCCACCACGTAGGGAGGGACGCCCAGGATGGCGGCCACCGTCTTTTTGTCCAGGGTCACACCGTCGTTGATGGCCAGGTCGCTGAGGGAGAGGGGTTTGACCTGTTCCACCTGGAAGCCGTCGCCGGGGATGAGCCATGGCTTGCCCGCCTCACTGTTTGCGATGTACTTGCGCAGCAGCTCATCACGGCCCGCCTCAGAGGCCAGCTCCTCGGCATAGGAGTCCACCCGGATGATGATGGAGGGCTTCCACTTGTCGCTCAGAAAGCCCTGTCTGGTGGCTGCGGCCTGCTTCAGATTGCGCACCACGTCCTTCAGGGCCACCCGATAGCCGGAGCCCTTCCAGGGATGTTCCGGGTCGGGATTGAGGACGAAATGGAGCAGGCTGCCCGGATCATGCTCCTGCCCGCCCACGCGCACCCGGTAGCCCATGCCGTTATCCTCGGGGACAAAGCTCACCCGGGAGGCGGGGACGGGGACCAGGTCCTCCAGATAGCCGCGCTGGGTGCGGGGGATGACCACCGCGTTTCCGCCGCCGTCCAGAAGGAGGGTGCGGACGATGTAGGACATCAGGGTCATCCGGGTCATGTAGCGGTTGGGCGTGATGTCCAGCTTGCGGGACAGCTCGTTCTTGATGCGCACATCGCCGCCGTCGCTGTTGGCCATCAGATGGATAGTCATGCTCCCGATCAGGCTGGCGATCTTGTTGACCGCCATGAGCACCTCGGGATTCTCGCTCAGTCTGGTATAGCCGGGGATGCAGAGCGTGTCATGCCCGGCGTCGCTGAGGAGGAAGGCGACGGAGGCGGAGGAGCCGCCGGAGGAGTCTCTCACCTTGTTGCCGCCTTTTCGCTTTTTTGCCATTACTGATTCCACCCCTTTGCTTTTTCTTCCCTTTCCAGATTCTCCAGCTTACGCACCGCCGCGAACACGGCGGCGTCGAAGATGTCGATCCTGGTGTTGTCCTCGATCTTCTCGTACTGGACCATGTCATCCGTCTTTTCGATGGCGTGGACGTTCTGGATGCAGTATTCAAAGGCCTCGGAATGCATGTAATACAGACATTTGTTTTTGGCCTTCTTTTCGATGTGCCGGAAGCCCTGGGACTTCTTCCAGAAGAACTGAGGCTGATCCACCACCCGGAACTGGGCCTTCTTCATGCCCACCACGTACTCCGCGCAGAACTTGCGGTCATGGCCCACCTCGCGGATCTTGAAGCCGGAGCGCCGCATGGTCTTAAACCAGTCCACCACCTCCATGTGGTTGACCGTGGCGGAGTTGCTCATGGTGAGCCAGCCGTCCTCCTCCCAGCCGAACAGGGGGATGTTGTCCTCGTCCGCCTTGATGGCGGCCGCCACCACGGGGAACCAGGCGTGGGGAATGATGATATCCACATCTACGATCTCCCCGTCTGAACGTCTGTAGTTCTCCAGCGTGCCGTAGAGGGCGGCGGCCGTGAGGTCGTGCAGCTTGGACAGGTCCGCGCCGCCGTACCAGCGGATGGGGAGCTTCGCCAGCTCCTCCAGCGTCCAGTTGTACATGGCGTCGCTGGCCCGGAACTCCTCGATCCTGAAGTAGGCCTTCATGGCCGACACATAGACATTGAGGGACTTGGCGAAGAACTCCTTGCGCATCTGGGGGTCATTCTGTGCCTGGATAGCCTCCGCCATGATGTCCGCCGGACGGATGGTCACCCCGTAGCTGGGGTTTGCCATCTCATGGACCAAGGGATTGAGATAGTCCACCTCGCCGGTCTCCGGATCCTGGGGGGCGCAGGCCATGAAGATGAACAACTGCTCATCGAGCACCAGCCCGTCCAGCACCTTGCGGCAATATTGGAGCCGGCGGAAGAAATAGCTGTTCTGCCGGTCGCCGGCGGTGGAGATGGCCACCATCAAGCGGTTTGAATAGGCCTTCTGGGCGTCCAGTATGATCTTGTATTGCTTGGGGCTCTTGTAGGCATGCGCCTCATCCGCGATTCCGATGTTGCAGTTGAGGGAGTCCTGGTTGTCCGGGGTGGCCGCCAGGGCCTGGATAAAGAGGCTGCCGCCGCCCACGCTGCCGGATACGCTGTGTTCCTGGTTGTTATCGATGATTCGGAAGTTCCTGGCCTCCCCCATCTCCCGCAGGTTGAAGTTGATGAAATCGAAGCTCTCCAGCGCCTGTTTGAGGGAGGCGGCGACGATGTAGCACTTGCTGCCGCTGCGCCGGGAGAGGAGAGAGAGGGCCCATGCCAGGGCCGCGATAAAGCTGGTCTTGACGTTCTTGCGCGGGATAAAGATCACGGCCTCATGGAAGCGGCGGATCCTCGTCTCGGCCTGGAAGAATCCCACCAGGTTGTAGACGATGAATTTGTGGAAGGGCTGAAGGAGGAAGGGTCTGCCCCGCATGGGGGTCCCGTCCAGAGCCTCGCCCTGGGCATGGACGAAGGTCTTTTCGATGATGCGGATGCAGAATTCGGCGTCCGTCGGGTCGAAGTCCCAGCGGGGATCCTCCAGATCCCGGAGGAAGCGCTGGCAGACCTGAAGCGTCTCCGGGCAGGCGGGCTTGCGGCCGTCCACAATGGAGCGGACGTACTCCATGACCTCCGCGTAGTTCACAAAGGCCGGCTTGGGCTTCTTAGCGCTCATTCAGCAGCGCCTCCAACTTGGACTTCTGCGGCGCGGCCGGCCTCCCGTCCCGCTCGGCCTTGGGATTGAGCATCAGCCGGTCGGAGTAGGCCAGGATGTCCCGGCGCAGGGCCTCAATGGTGGCGACCAGAGGGGACTTCTTTTCGCCTCCGGCACCGGTGTCCACGGAGTAGGCATAGCGGCCAGCCTGGTCGTACTCCGCCATCAACCGGTGGTACTGCTCCCAGAGCCCGGCGTAAATGTCCACGATCCGGTCATATTCCGGCCGGTAAACCCCGAGTTTTTCCATCTCGGCGACGGTCTGCTTTTTGATGGTCGCTTTAGTTGTAGCCGGGGCCGCCATGCGCCCGCCTCCTTTCCCGATTTCCCCGCCGAAAAACTTCCGGGGGGCGCGCTCTATTGGAAAGACTTGTCCCTCGCCGGTCCCTAGGGGGTACTAAAGTACCCCCTAGAGGGAGGGGGGAGGGGTCCGCCTCCTCCACCGTTCCCCTAGCTCGGTCAGCTCCCGCGTGTCCCGGTCGTGCATCGCGTTATGGCACGAGGAGCAAAGGGCGATCAAATTCCAGAGCGTCCACGCATACTGCGGGTAGTCCTCCGCCGGCCAGGCGTGATGCGCCGTGCTTGCCTGGGTCGCCCGGCCGTAGCGTCGGCACTCCCGGCAGCGATAGCCGTCCCGCTTGAGCGCCCGCTCCCGCAGGGCCAGCCAGCGGCCCGATTTGTAATCCATCGCGTTACCTCCCTGCGCCTGGGCTATCACCTCCAGGCAAACAAAAAAGCCCACGCCAATGCCATCTCAGGCATCAGCACGGGCTACAAGAGCACTGGCCATATCACGTATTTCCGGGCAAAACAAAAAGCCCGCCCTGATTCTCCCCCATCGGGATCATCAGCACGGGCTACAGGAGCACTGGCCATGGTCGATATTCACGAGCGTTTCGGTCTTGCACCTGCGGCAGTAGGCGATCACGTTCTCGCCGCTGGTTGCTCTGGTGACTTTCAGGGTAGTCAGAGCCTTGCATACCGGGCACTGAACACGCCCCGCCTCCGTGACTATAATAGCACATTTTCCCTTGTTTTGCAATACGTTCAGCCTCTTTTCTACAGTGTGTCGTGAATTATTAAGACTTGTTTCAAGGTTAAAAATTATTAGAGTTTCGGCTTTGGCCTGGGCCGCCCGACGGTGTAGGTCAGCTCCGGCCTGGGCGCGGACGGGAAGATCAGATACCTCGCCCCAATGCAGTCAGCAAAGCCGTATGGATTTTTATCATGGAAGGATGTGTAGTCCACCGCGCCGCTGGGAGCGGCCAGTGTAACGCTGTCGCTGGGGATCTCGATATACTCCACGGTGTACTTTTTCAGATTGCGGCTCGCCCGCCACGTTCGCTCTCCGGGATTGCCCCGGCCAAAGTCCCTGGCTTCCTTGGTGAGGTACTTGGCGAGCTCCCTGTAATAATGTACGTCCAGCGGCTCGGCCCGGACATACCCGCCGTAGGGCCACAGGCTCCTGATCTCCTCCAGATCGTCCGGGCCGGTGCGGTTAATGACCACATGGTGGTGAAATCGCCTGTCCTCCAGCTCGCAGTCCTCGCCCCAAATGGGATCATAGCTTTTCCCGTGGAATCCCTCGATGCAGTATATATAGAGGAGATCCTGCTGTCGTTTTCGGCGGGCCGCCCGCAGACGGGCGACAAACTTTTGAAACAGCTTCGCGGCCTCCGCCTTGCTCAGCGGCAGGTGCTCATCATCATAGGTCAGGGTAAGCACCGAATCCTTTGACCCGAAGTTGGTCGCCAGCATCAGCTCCAGCTCCCGCCACGAGGATTTCAGGTTGTAGAAGGCCTGGGCCTTTGAGGTCGGCTGACTTCGGCCCGACCGGGCCCTCCATGTCGTTGGGTCGGGCACCTGCCCGATCACCTCGATATGGAGGAGCCCTGCGGTGATGTGCTTAATGGCTTTCAATGGCATTCCTCCTCTTCATCCATCTTCGCTCCGCAGTTGGGGCAACTCACCGCTCTACCAAAATTGTCATCAAGGTTTCGCTCGAAACTGCAATTCATGCAGACAGCCTTTCCTTGCTTGTAATAATACTTCCATTGGCTATGCTTCACAGGCTCGGCTTCGTCGGATTCTACCACATATGGATAACCACAAAGCCAATCGTCCACCTGGTCGAGTGCATCAACATAACCGATGTACTCATCCGCCATCTCTTTGAATTTCACCATCTCCGGGTACTCCCCCCGGATGGTGTCCGTGGCCCATACGTCCGTTGTGGTGATCCTGTCGAGGCGAAGGCCGCGAGATACAATGACGTCCAGCATCTTCATACTGTCCTTCCCGTGGCTTATCCGGGCGATATATTGGAGCTGCTGGTTGTCGATGTGCAATTCTCCGCTCATTCCGTGCCTCCGTGGTCTCTCTCATCGCGTTTCGTTCAAGTAGGCG